AGTCGCAACTTTCACAAAAGCCTTCCTCGTATTCGCCTGGGCAGTCGCGTTCTTCGAATCCCGTGCATCCGCCTTCCATGCACTCGGCGAAAAATTGGCCATCTTCAACCCATTCGCGGTTGTGCTTGCACTTGGGGCAATGATCTTCGAACCATTTGTCGCTTGGCGGCTCGGGTGGGTCGGGAACGTACCCGAAGTTATATTTTCCAGTTCCGAACGTTCCGCGCATCACGCCTCCCCCCTTCCTTCATACTCTGGAATGTACATCCAGGCATCGACCTCATCCTTGTCGAACTCGTACTGGGTACAATATGGCAGGCGGTTGAATCCGTCATAGTAATTGGTAACGCAAAACCCCCCGTCCTTTATATGGACGATGATATTGTCAATCCTGGAATTTTTGGGCATCGCTTCGCTGGTGGGTATCCATCTGGGCTTTCCCTGGTTCTTTACCGCTTCGATGGCCTGGCTGATTGCTTCCCTTCTGAAAAGGTCGAAATAATCATCCCCGCCGTGGATGTATCTGTTTTTGATTTCTTCCAGGCGGGCGATGGTGGTTTCCTTCTGCATGGCTTCGATTTCTTCGTGCGTGATTTCTCTCATTTGTTTTCTCCTTCCTTAAAACTCCGCCCCGCTAAAAACGATGGGGCTTGTCAAAAAGTGATTGCATACATAAATTGACTGGAAGTTCGGCTTATTCAAAAGCCCTTCCCCTTCGTGCTCAAACTTCATGCGGCCGTACGGTATCAAAAGTTCGACCCCGTTTTCGGCGAACATCCGCGCCCTGGCTTTCGAATCAAAAAGCCCGTTAAAATTCATAACAAGGGCGAACGGGCATTTCATTTCAAAAAGCCTTCGGAAGATCTGATCACGCTTTGAAAAAGGCGGGTTGCTGATTACGATTTCGCCCTGCGGCTCGGTATAGTCGAAAAAGTCCTGGCCCGTGGCTATATGTCCGAACGAAACATCCAGCCCTAACTTCTGGAAGCTTTGAACGAATCTCGATTCCTCGGTGTCGAACGGACACCAGATTTTTTTAAAACCTCCGTCGATTACATACGGCAGGATCATGTCGACGACGTTTTGCGGGCTGTAATATTCATCCCCGCCTATGCTTTGTTTGATCTCCTGCGAAAATCCCATCTTGTTTTCTCCTTTTAGTTTTTCACGATTCGAGCTTCCAGTTCTTCGAAATTGTAGACGCTGTTTGTCGCCCCTTCCGTGAACGTTGACCCCTTTGCTTTTTTCTCTGGCTGGTTTAGGTATTCTTCAAAATGTCCTGCAGAAAAAAGCGTGCTCGGCCTTAAATACGCGGCCATCTCCGTTCCCTTCCATTCCCTGGTTTTCTTATCGATAACCGTTTTGAAATTTTCCACGGTGTATCCTTCGTTGATCCTGGCATTTATGAAACGGTCGGATTCCTTGGAATGTCGGTAGTGCGTACCTGCTTTTTCGTTCAAATAATCCAGGATTTCGGAAAACTCCTTCATGTGCTCCGCGTTTTTAGCTCTTAAAGCTTCGGAAGCGGAGGCCATTTCTTTTATATTGGTATTGGTATTGGTATTGGTATTGGTATTGGGGGTTGTTTTGGGTTGTTTTTGGGTTGAATCTGGGTTGTTTTTGGGTTGTTTTCGGTTTGAATTTCCGAACGGTGCGCCGCCCTTGCTTCCGTTCCTGGCCTGGCGTTCTGAAAGCTCCGCGAATCGCATCATCTTTTGGCAGGCAACTTCGGAAAAATAATCGATGTAGGCATCGCCTTTGATCTCTGGCGGGATTCCTTCAAGGGTTCGGATAAGGTTCTGCAGTATTAAGCCCGCATCCTCTTTTTCCATTTCCAGAAGGCGCGCATAATCCTCTTCGTGGATGGTTATTCGTTTTGGCATCTGTTTTCTCCTATGGAATAAAAGTCGGAATCGAAAATCCAGGAAAGCGGCAAGTACCTCCAAAAAACAAGGCCGCCGCCGAACGTTTCCTCGCTCCCGTCGTTGTAGAACTCGTGCCACTCCGTACCATCCCAGATAACATGATGCAAAAAGCCGTAGCGGTCGATTGCTTCCACGGGGTCGGATTGCCCTTTATAAGCTCCGCGGGTGTTGATCATGGGTTTTTCTATCTCTGCGTCGTAATAAACGCCCGTTCCTTCCATTGTGTTTTCTCCTTCCTTTTATTTTCTGCGAACGTACGCGAACATCTCGGCGAACTGCTGGGTGAACCTGGCGGCGGTTTCTCCGTTCTGGAAATTCCAGGAAAGCATCAGCGGGGTTTCTGCAAGATTGAACGGGATTCCCTGCAGGATCTCTTTTGCCTTTTCCTTCGCGTCATTCTCGGTGCTGGTTATTATCGTTCTTCCCTTCATGTTTTCTCCTCTGTGATAGTGATGATCACGCCCGCGGGTTTTCCCTGGGTGAATCCGTCCGCGAATCCCTTCACCCATTTGCGGTTGTCGTTCGGAAGCTTGCCGCACTTCTGCAAGGCGTCCAGGATAAACTTTTTGGCGAAGGCGATGTTGTCGTAGTCGCGGCGACTGTTTTCTTCAATCCATAAAAAATGGATTTTTATCGGCTTTTCGAACGTCGGAAGCGTGGCAAGGTATTCCGCTGTTTGAGCTTCAAGGTTGCGCTTCATCGCGCTTGACCATCCTTTGCCGCCCCTGCAGGCCCTTATGTATTCGTTGAGGCTGGGGTATTTGATCGGAATTTCAATCATAAAACTTGCCATACCTTTTGAAATATTCCTCCCTTCCGTGCTCTTTTTCGTATGTCTTTTGGGCTAAAACCTGGAGCTCTCTGTCGTGCTCGTTGTAGTCGTGCAACCTGCGGTGATGTTTTGCACATAGCCAAACCCAGAGGCCATCTTCGTCGGCTAACTTCCGCATCCCCGTTCCGTGTAAACAATGGTGCTTTTCAAGCGGGGCGGTGGTGATGATCTGGTGAACGGTTCGGCATAAATAACAATTCGCCTCGGTCGATATCTTGCTTTGTACGAATCCCATCACTTTCCCCCCATCTGGCTTATCAGCCGTTCCTTCTCTGCGGGTGTCATGGTTTCGATTCCGAGTTCTTTTGCCTCCTGGATTATTCCTTCCAGCAGGATGTTCATTTCGCGGGCATCGTATTCGCTCGACCCTTTGTATATCTTGTAATGGGTGAACTCGCGGCCCTCGACGTGGCCTTTTCCGTATTCTTCGAAATATTTAAAATAGCCGCGGATATCAATTCCAGAAACGACGCTTACGAACTCCGACTGCCCGTACTCTTTCAGCATCCGCAGGTATACTTCTTCCTTGCTTTGCGGCGGCGTCATGCTTTCGGCTATCTGGGTTATTAAAACCCAGGCATAATCGTTCGCGGCGAGGGAACGTTTCGGATGATACGGCAGGATCTTGTATTCCTTGTCCTGCGGTTGTTTGGTCAGCCACTCTATAAGCTGGATGGGTTTTCCGATTTTAAGATCTGGCATAATCCAAAAATTCCTCCTGGGCGTTATCCCTCATCTTCTGAACGTTCGACGGCTCGGAAAGTTCGGGGTACTTCTCCTGCAATTTGCGGCGAACGCGGGTAACGGTTTCATAATTCGGGAATCCTTCGCTCAAAAGAAAACGGCTGACGGAAACGGAAAGATCAAAACCCATCTTTTTCAGAATCCAGTAATAAAGAACGCGGTCATCTGATCTCGCGGCGGGGTATTCTTCAAGAATCGGCTTGACGATCTTTTCCCATTTGCTTATTCTGCCCATCTGTTTCCCTCCTATTTACGAAAACGGAAGCTCTTCTACCAAACTATCGGGTACGTTCAAAAAGTCGCCGCCCTGGGCGTTCTGCGTGGTCTGGGAGGCGTTCTTACTTTCCGCGAACTCGATTTCCTCTACCATGATCTGCACGCCGTAAACTTTCTGGCCTTCCTTGTTGGTGTAATTGTTGTTTTGTAACCTTCCAGAAATTACAACCTTCGTTCCCTTGCCCAGGTACTTTTCGACGAACTCCGCCTGCTTGCCGAACGTTACGCAACTGAAAAAATCGGCATCGGGTTCTCCGTCCTTCTTAAACCTGCGGTCGACCGCTATATCGAAACGGCCGAAAACCGTGCCGCTTGCGCTGGTGGAAACGTCGGGGGCTTTTGTCAATCTGCCCATGAGGATTATCTTGTTCATGCTTTTTCTCCCTTCTGCTTTTCAGCCTGGTATTTTGCTTCTTCGTTGTCGTTGATCTGCTTTAAAAGCTTGGTCTTAAATTTTTTGAAGTCGTCGGGTTTGAATCCGCCGCAGTCCTTTATCCATTTGTTAAAATCTGCGCCGCCTGCTTCGGCGTAAAGCTCCTGCAGTTCTTCGAGCATGGTTTTTTCGTCTGCGGTTGCTTTGCGCTCTTTTGTTGCGTTCTGCTGGCTTATCGCGTTCGCAACTTCTTCATAGCTTGCAATGGCATCCACGATTCCGATTCCTATTATTCCCAGGCAACGCCCGACCGCCGACGTTTCGCAATTCTCAACGTATGAAGTCTTGTTTATGAACGAGGCATCCTTTTCTTCCCTGGCGTGGCCCGTGGCTATAACCTTGCCGTCGTCGTCGTAAGCCGTCGCTTTGAATAAAACCGCCGTCGCGTCGATCTCCAGGATCTCGGTTTCTATCCTTCCGTTCGGGTAAAGCTCGCGGAAAGCAAGGACGCGCTGGTTGACCGTGTTATAATTGCTTTTTGTGATTTCTCCCGTTTTTTTGTTTTCCCTGGTTAGCTCCATGGGGTTCAGTCGCTTGTTGATTTCTTCGATTCTCTGGTATTCCATGTTTCCTCCTATTTACTGAAATAGTGATTCCCGTATTGAAAAAGCGGCTCGCCGTACCTGCTGTAACCTCCCGCGGCAAAATAACACGCCCCGTCGCTCTCATCCCATCCGTCCATAATCATTCCCAGGGCTTCGTGGCATTCGTCTGAAACGTTCGTGGTCATTCCTGCGGTGTAAAACTGATTGGGCGCGAAAATAACCTCGCGGATGCTCTGGCCGTCCCTTAATGAACGATTCAAAACAACGCGCATAACAAGTGCCATCCCTTTTGAATCCTCGCCACTGGCTTCCGCGTACGCGATTTGCTCCAGCAGGTCTTGTTCTTCAAAAGTTAGGTTCACGAACTCGGTCGTTCTAATTAGTGGAACTTCCGAAACGACAACGAGCGTGGGTTCGGGAAGCTCGATGACTTCTTCAAGAATCATTGGGGTATCCTTTTCGGGCTCTGGGTTATTGAACTGGTGGGTATAACTTCCATAAGATGCGGCGATGGTTGCCGCGGTGATTAGAAAAGAAATTGCAAGATTAAGGGGTTTTTTCATGGTTTCTCGCTTTCAAAAATTCGGTGAATCTGTTTCCTGGTACTCTGCGTAGTTTCCCGATTCGGATTACCTCGCCGCCGTTTTCCTCGTATTCCTTCAAAAGATTGAAGGCGGTGGTTCTCTTTACGCGATAAACTTCCTGGATGTCCGACGGGCTCAAAAACTCACGCATTCACGCCTGCCGATAATTCTTCGGCAAAAAAAATCTCTTTGAACTCCTGGTCATCCACGTCTGGGAAGATCTCGCGAAACTTTCGCATCTCCGTCTGGGTGAACTCGCAGGCGTTTCCGAGCTTGTTGTATAAGCTCTGCGGGGTCATTTCCAGGCCTGCGGCGACTTCCCAGAACTTCTTCCCGTTTCGCTTTGTAACCGCTCGAAACTTGGTGCTGTCTGTCATCTTTTTTCTCCCTTCTTCTATATATTGCGGTTCTCGTGAACCGCTAACGCAATATTAACTCAAGGCGATAACAAAAGTCAAATATTTTTGACAAAAAAATTTTATGACGCTAATATTTAAGTAAAAGAAGGGAGGTGGGCTTATGAATGAAAACGAAAAAAAGCAATATTTACGCGACTTTGGGCGGCGTGTCCGCTTTTATCGCGAAAAGTTAGGGATGACACAAAAAGAGCTGGGCGTTCGCGCTGGTTACGTCAACGGCACGAATCCTTCGGGGTCGATCTCGAAAATAGAACTCGGCCAGATGGATATTACCCAAACAAAAACCGCCGAAATTGCCGCCGCCCTGGGTGTCGAGCCCTATGATCTGATCGTTTCGCCCCAGGTTTCCCGTTTGTTGAAATATGCCGAACTTATCCAGAAGGAAAATACCGATGTGGATATATAAGGGATACGCCCAGGAACGCGTTAAAATGCCCGACACGGGCCTTGTAAAAATAATATCGGTAAAATGCACGGGAAGCGGTAAAAAGGCCGAACTCGACGCCTTCCGCCGCCTCCAGGCTAAAATTGACGGGCTTTCCCATCGGCGGCTTTTGTTCTCCCAGGCTATCGACCTTTATCTTGCGGATATAGAAAAGAACCTTAAACCGTCATCCGTGAAAAAAGTACGCGGGTCGCTCCATGCTTTAATAAGGATCACGGGCGATGCAGATCTGGAAGCAATAACGGCGGGATTCATACGCCAAAAGCTCTTAAGCTCCGAAAAGCCGAACCGAACTTTGAACGATTACGTCAAGCGGTTTAAAACCTTCTGGATGTGGGCTTATCGGAACGACCTGGTTTCTTCCCGTCAAGTTTCCGATAAACTCCAGGGGTTTGTTGACACTCCGAAACGCGAACGCATCCAGGATAAATACCTGGAAACGGATGAGCTGGCCGTTCTCCTGGATTCCATGAAGGAACGCCGCTTTTTTCTTTTGACCCGTTTTCTCCTGCTTTCGGGCCTTCGAATCGGTGAACTGATCGCGATGGATTCTTCCGACATCTCCGATGGATATATCCACGTCACGAAAACATACGATTCCGCGCATAAAATAATAACCGCCGCGAAAACATACGATTCGAGGCGGGATGTTTATATCCAGGCCGAACTTCTGGAAACTATAAAAGACATCCAGGAATACACAAGATGGCAGGCCGAAGTTTGCGGGTATGAATCCGCCGTCTTTTTCCCAGATCTCCACGGCGGGCGGTTGTCTTATCAAACGTACGAAAAATACCTGGCGGAAACTTCGGAGGCGGTTCTTCATAGGCGCATCACGCCGCACGCCCTCCGCCATTCTCATTGCAGTTTGCTGGCCCTGGCGGGCTTCCCCCTGGATTCGATCGCCGCACGTTTGGGCCATGGGGATTCCAGGATTACAAAAGAAATTTATTTCCATAAAATGAAAGAACTAAAAGAGCGCGAAAACATCCAGCTCGACCACTTCCGATTATTGCAATAAAAAAGGCGGGGCTTTAGTGCTCCGCCTTCCTTCTGTGGTCTATCAATGGTTCATCCTTGTCTATAACCCACTGGCTACCCAGTTTCCTTGCCGTCTTAAATGCCCCGCGCAGGGCTCTTTGCCTGGCCGTGGCGGGGTCGATTCCGTGTCGCTCCGCCCATTCCTTCAGTGTTATTATTTCGTTCATTTTTGTCCCCTTTAACATCCGTGCATCCTGCTGTAAATTGTGAACCCCTCCTCCGCTGTATATTCCTGCAGGGCTTCTTCCCTGGTGGAAAATTCGGGAATCTCATCGGGGTGTCCGTAACGGGTTACTGGCCACCAGTCGCTTTGTTCGTTTTCTTCGTAGTCCTTCCAGATCTCCGCGGATTCTTCAAAAAGGGTGATGGGCTCGATGGGCCTTCCTTCGATATATCCGTCGACCCTGTTTGCTGAATCCGTCAACTTGAAAAAGTATACCATAAAACGCTCCTTCCTGGGCCTTCCGCCCTATTATCTGAAATAATCCTCGATCATGTCCGACGTTACGCCGATTTCTCCGAAACATTCGAGGTAGTTATAAACCGCAACGGCTTCGGGAAGCCCGCCATCCATCCTGTTAAAAATCATCTTGACGGCCTGGGCCTTCGGAAGCGGTGCGCGCCTTTTGTAAAGATCGCGGGTGGCTTCCAGGAATGAAACGCGCTTCGCGTCGCCCTGGGCTCTTGCTTCCTTCAATGCTTCCTCAACTCTGGTGATGTCCTTCTGTGTTACCTGCTTCATGTTTTCCCCTTCCTGGGGGCTTGCGCCCCCTTGCCTTTATTCGTTGGTTTCAATTCTCAATGCCGCCAGGCGGTTCTCTTTGTATGCTTTGCGGAATGCTTCGGCGATTTCGTCAACCATTCGCTCGTGTGGCATCTTCGCTTCGCTGTCGAACGTTTCGGATCTCCAGGATTCCTGCGCGGTTCGCTTATAATAAATGGTCATCTTCATATTGTGCCTCCTTCCTGGGCGGGTGTTGCCCCGCCCCGTTGCTGTTTTCAATACTTGATAAAAACTTCTTCCTTGGGCTGGTATGCGAGGCCGTTCTTTTCGGCGTATGCCTTGGCCATTTCTTCTTCTCCAGGTAAAAACCATCCGTAGGGGTTTCCTTTTTCGTCCTGGGGGTTTCCCTGCTTGTCGGTGATAACGTAAATGATCTCGGTGTGCTTTGTCATGTTGTGCTCCCTTCCAGGCCTTCCGCCTTGGTGCTTGTTTGTTGTTCTGTGATTATATTACTACGTTTCCGTAGTATTGTAAAGCCTTTTTTGAAATTTTTTTTATTTTTTTGCAATAAAAAAAGCCGCCGCTCGACTTTTTGCACGAGTGACGGCTTTTCTTTCAGTATTTACGCGGGTTTCAAAAGACCGTGAAGTTCTTTTTTCCTTAATTCATAGAAATTCACGCGCGTTCATTATGCCCGATTTTTCGGCGGTTTGCAATTTCTCCCGCTTCTTCCCTGGGCGTGGGTTGCTCGACTTTTTGCTCAACTAAAAAAAGCCCCCCTGCATGGAAGCAAGGGGGCGGGGATAGGGTGGGTATATCTACAAAACCCGCATGGGGTTAGGTAGCCGTTTTTCATTCCGCTTTTCCGATTTGTTGGGGTGATGATCTGGGATTATTTGCCCCCAGAAGCTTTCAAAACTGTTTGGCCGTCCATATAACCTGTTGGCCGTGATGATCTGGAAAGTTTCACCCCTTGCGCCCTTTTTCCTCTTTTAAGGAATGTGACGCGCCCATCTAATTTGTTGGGGTGATGATCTGGGATTATTTGCCCCCAGAAGCTTTCAAAACTGTTTGGCCGTCCATATAATCGTTTGGTCTTGATGATTAAGCGGTACGGCCTTCATTCTTTCCGAAATAACAATAGTGCCAAAAGTAAAGCGGGTAGTTCTGGCCGTACGCGGCGCGGAGGTCGGGGTATCTGTCGATGTAAACTTGCGGATTGAATTCCTGGGAAGCCTGCCGCAACTCCCACATCCCGTACGTTGTAAAGTGCGTCCATAATGCGGAATGATCATAACCGAACGCGCCTTCCAGATCTGGGTAGCGGTTCGCATAATAATCGGGATCAAATACGGGCGAAAAGTCAACGCCCATGAAAAAGTACGCCTCGACATCTCCGCCTTCGTAATCGGTGTTTGAATAATTCATGTCGACGCGGCCGTTTACACCTAAAACCGCGCCCGATGAGGTATATTGCCACACCTGGTAGTTTTTGACGTACTGCGGCTCTGAACCGTAACGGGCGACCCATTTGTCGTATGCTTCCAGTCTGGAAACATCCAGGCGATCTTTAAAGCCCGAAATATCGGAAGCGTAGATTCCCGTTTTATATCCTGCGGCTTTTACTGTTTCGCAAAACGCGATGCAGGCATCTGTATTTCCGTCACGTGTGACGGGTGTCGGAAGCTCCAGGTCGATATAGCAAGGGAACTCGAAAACCTTGCCCGATATGATTTGCAAAAAATAATTCGCATCGGCTATTCCTGCGGCCGCGGATGCGAATCCTTTGCCGCCCATGAAATATGTTCCGAGCTTTATTCCGTTTTCCCTGGCCTTTTCGTAATTATACCGAAAAGTACGGTCTTCGAATCTGCCGCATTCGCTTCCGCCTGCTTTGATTATGGCAAAACGGCATCCGCTTTGGGCGACTTTCGCCCAGTCGATATTCGGTTGGTATATAGAAACGTCGATGCCTGTTAATTGCATTTGTTCTCCTTATCGTAGCTCTTTTTAAGTATGGTGACGATAGTTCCCAGGCAAGTATCCAGGGCCGCCAGGCTTGCGGTTATCTGGGGGGCGTATGGAATATTCCAGATGGTCAAAAGAGCGGCTATAAAAGTCGCGATGGGTGCGATGATCTTCGCAAGGAATGAAAGCACGTCGTAGGCCTTGTTTGAAATTCTCATTTTTCTTCCTCCTTCTCGGTTTTGCTGTTTGGTAGATCCATGATTTGATTTTTCAACGCGGTCGCGATATCGTTTCCGCCTAAATTGTGGTAGGCCTTGTACATCTCCGAGATGTTTGTTTTGTCCTCGATTGTGCAAAACCCCGCGGATGTATAATTGCGATGGGCGACCACGATTTCGTTTCGCAATAAAGCACACAGCCCGCTTTTAAATTCTTCAATTTCTTCGGGCGTGATCTTCCCTTTTTTTCTTCCAGCTAAAAACTGAAAAAAAGACCACAGGCCGTTTGAACCTATAACGGCGATAACAAGGGCGATAATAAGATCGGGATTCATTTTTTCGTTTCTCCTTTAGTCCGTGTCTTTTGTATATTGAACGGTAAAAATTATATTGGCGGAATTGTAGTCGTTGCTATGGTGAACTTCTACCATCCTGTTTGGGTATGAATACAGATAAATATCATCCTGGCAATTCACG